AGCTTGTCCAGCAGTTGATACACTACTAACACCTCGTTGACTTGGTGGTCCAGCTTGTCCAGCAGTTGATACAGGTTTTCTTGATGGTGGTGTATAACTGTAGTCATCAAAAATTCGTTTGTCCATGTTTTCATCTATTCCAACGGCTCCTGCTTCACCAAAGCCTGCAGCTGCTAAATCTTTTTGTATTTTTTCTCTTTTCTTTTCTCTTCTTTCATATTCTTTTTTATTTATTATTTTTTGTGCTTCCGAATCAGACATTTGTTTAATGTTCCAAGCTTGATTAATAATATCAATTCTTTTCTTTTTACCATCATCACTCATTGATCCTTTTTCAATCCTATCTATCATTTTATCAATAGTTGATTGATCAATCATGCTATAATTTAAACCTGCAAAAATATTTCTTACATCATCTCTACCTAACGCGCCATACTTACCATCTTCTTTTATACCAAAATCTTGAAATGCTACTCTACCTATGTCATCAATAGCTAAACCTTGTGTTAAACCTTCTTTTTCTTGAATTGCTCTAGCGTTTACTGGAAGCAAATTGCCAAAAGCATCTAAAATACCTTTACCAGCTGTTCTAGCCAAAGCAAATCCAGGATTAAAAAATCCTGAAACTGCTGTAAATAAAGGATTATCTAAAATACCTCCTCTAATCTTTGCCATAAGACTTGGATCTTCTATTCCGAATAGGTCTCTTGCAGAAATTGGATCAATTTTAGCACCTCCTGCACTTATTAATGGATTGTACTCAAACTGTCTTCCAGGCCCTGTTTGAGTTATGTTTCCTGATGCTCCACCAGAATACATTGGACTATCATAAGCGTAAGCTCCAGCGTCAGCTCTGTTTTGTTGAAAACGCATTTCTGCTTGTGACATATATCTTGGATCAGTTGTGGGTAAGTTAGAAAACTTATTAAATCCAGAAATGTCAGTTCTAAAAGGATTTGCAGTTCTTGGAGGCTGTGTAATTCTATTTAAATCAACACCCATAGTATTAGTTTGATCGCCACCACCACCAGTGGTTACTGGCACTGTTGTTACTGGACCCGTGCTACCTGTATCTTGACTTTCGTCACCACCACCTAAGTAGTATTGATACAGATCATAAAGCCCGCCTCTTTGTCCTAATCTAACTCCTGGGTATTCCATAATTATATTCCTCTCATTAGTTTATCATACTCAGATCTTTGCGCAAGATTCATTTGAGAATATGGAATTTGAGTATTAACAGAAGTTACAGGCGGTGTTAATAGTTGTGGGTTAACTTGTGCTAGACCAGATATAGCTGATGTTACTGGTTGATCTTCTGTTGGTGTACTAAATGGATTTTCAAATTCAGGAAACTCCCCTAAAGATAATGGTGCAATTGATAGCATATCATAAATAGCACCTATAACAGGAGTTGCTGCTTCCATAGGATCTGCTACTCCTAGTCTTTGAGCATTTTCTGCAATCGTGCCATATATCTCTCTTGAAATTTCGTATGGTCTAAATATTCCTTCTTCTAATGCACCTATTTCTTTTCTAGATGCACCTCTTTGTAATGATTCATATAATTTTTCTTCATTAATATCTAATATTCTTGCTGCATCTATATCTAATTTGTATTCTTTTTTAACACCAAACAAAGCTCTGTTCGCATTTATATAAGCATCAACAATTTGTTCTGATGTAACAACACCACCTCGTAATGCTTCTTTAGTAAATAGTCTTTTAGAATCTCTAGCACCTCTAACAAAGTCTGCTGTCTTATATTTAAAAGTTCTTTCAGGATCTACTTTTACATTTCTTGCACCAACAAAACCCCACAGTTCATCACCAAACTCAAACTGTCTACCTTGTGGATCAAAACTATCTGGGTCATCTTTGTTTTTTAATGATATTTTTAATCTTTTTAATGTTGGAAAAGATAGTGGTGCTTGTGATTTAACTAAGTGTGACATTATTTTAATGACCTTATTACCATCAGAGTCTAGATCATTAAATACTTCAAAACCTTCTCTAGTTCTACCACCTCTAATTAAAATATCTGATATAGCTTCTGTCCAAATAGACTCTGAAATAAATGGTGATGCAACTTCTTTACCGGCATCAAACATACCTCTAAAAAAATCATCCATCATACCGTTTTCATCTTCTCTACCTGAAGCAACAGCGTTAGTAATAGTTTGAAAAGGTCTAATTAAAATATCGTACGGGTTAGCATGACTGAAGTCTACATACTTATCTAACTTACCTGTCTCTTCATCTCTAATAGGAAGTAGTGTAGAGTTCTTAGACCAATCAGCTACATATCTTCTTAATGCTTCCATTTCATCGTTAGTTACATTGTGTATTGTTTTAAATGCTGCAACCGTTGCTGCAGGAATTGCTGCTGTAGTTGCAGCCATACCCACTAATCTTTGATAACCTATTCTTGCTAATGGTTTTACTGTTTCACCTTTGTCATTAACAGTTGTGTAATTAATTTCTTTTAGTCCACGTCTTGCAATGTTTGTACCTGTTCTCATAATTTCTGCAGGAAACGATACAAAATTTCCAAGCGGTAACTTTCTTAAACCTTTTACAAATTCAGATACATAATCATAGTTTGGTATATTATTTCTTACAATATCTGCTGCTTCTTCTTCAATTTCGTCTATTGTTCTTTTAACTCCTGCTGTCTCATATGCTTTACCTAATCTTCTAGACTCTACAGAAAACGTAGCCATCTTCCAAAAATCATCTTCGGCTGTGTATAAATCTTCTCCAACTCCTCTTGCTTTAGATGCAAATCTTGCTAACCATCTAGGTGCAATACTACTTGCATTTTCTACAAGATTAGTATCACCAATTAAACTTTTTAAATCTCCTAATCTTACGTTAGAGTTTGTTACACCTAACTGTAACATTTTTCTGTATCGTTCATTTTGTTTTCTCATACCAGGTAAAGGTGCTTGTAGTGCTTGGTATGCAAACTTGATAGCTGTTGGATCTGGTATAACACCATTTGCAGTTGCGAAGGCACCAGCGCTCACAAAGTTACGAATGTGTGTAATCGGTGACAAAATTGTTTTTGCCATTTGTGATGTTGCTTTAGGATATAAAACAAAACCTGCGTATATCTGACTTGTTAAACCCTCACCTAATAAATTTTTATTTGTTTCTTCTAATGCATCTGCAATTTCGTCAATTGCATACATACGATTAAGTGGATTAGTAGATCCTACTTCTAGTTTTTTTGCAGGGTCTAAATTAATTTGTCTAAACCTAGCTGTATTTAGTTCTCTTGCAGCTGTGCCATCAGCTACTTCATCTGCAGTGTAGAACATTTTTCTACCTGTAGAACTAGCTGCTCCTATTTTATCAGACTGTTCTAGTAATTCATTAAAAAATTGATTACGTCTTGTAATTAAAGACAGTCTTGTTGTACCACTTAATATAGTTTGCATCGGGTTTTGAGTTTTACCCAACACTGCTTCTATATTTTTTCTTGCTTCTTTACTTATTAGTTTGCTATCATCTAAGTTAACTAGGTCTTGTTGTTTAGTTCCTTTTCTAAAAATAGGTAATTGAAACATTGGAGAGGTTTTTTTCTCATCTATTGTTAAACCTTTTGGCAATTTTGCAGTTTTAACTAATTGTTGAACATATACTTCTGCCTCACCAGGTTCTAATTTAACACCATTTCTTTTAGCCTGTTCAATAAACATTTTTTTAGTGGCCTCAACTGCTTCTCTTGCAGGTTTCCAATTAAAAAAAGGTATTAAAGATTTATTTTGAAAAACGTCATAAGTTTGTCCTAACCAATCTTTAAATTTATTACCAAACAAATCTTGAAATTCTTTAAATTGTTTACCCGTAACTCTTGTGCCTAAAGCACTAAACATTTCACCCCAACCAGTTCTAATAGCTGAAATGTTATCAAAGATATCATCTATATTTTTTAATTTGTCTGCATCATCTCCTATAATATTTCTTAATCTTTTTATAAGTTTTGCTTTTTTAGCTGCATTTACATCACCAAACTTAACATTACCTGCTTTGTTAATTGTAGGTTTACCTGAAAGTAAAACATCGTTCATTTGTTCTAATATTTCTTTTCTATCTTTACCTAATGGACTTCTGTCAGATATAGTTTTCCACGCAGGAAATATTGCATCTATTCTTTTATCTAATTCTTTTGATGTTTGTTTTGCAAGTTGCACGTCTTGTGCTCTTAAACCAATTTGTCTTCTTTCAAGATCAAAAAATTCTTGTGTCTTGCCACCTCTTGCTCTTGCAAACGATGCAATCTTATCTAAAGTTTGATCTATTTTACTATTTGAAAATCTATTTTTAGCGCCCCTTGTTGCCAGATTCTTGATGGTCTTACCAACACCGCTTAATATACCTGTAAACAAAGCACCTTCAGTACCAAACTTAACTCTGTTAAGTATTTCTATAGTTGGATCATAATCATCACTTCTTTCTATTTCTGTTGGTCCACCTAACAGATCTCCAAATGTTCCAACTTGTTCTACATCACCAACAAATACACCTTCAGCTACACCTGATGCAGCAGTTCCAACAACAAATTGTGCAGTCTTACCTCTAGCATTTAATTTAGTTGCTTGTTTAGCACCTTTAACTAAATTAGGTTCTGTTAGTTTAAAATATTTACCAGCTCTACCAGCTTGAAATGCTTTAGCTGCAAGGTTTGCACCTGCAGAATATGCACCGACAGCAGGAAAACCTATGTTGACTAATGTTTCTGTAATTTTACCAGCAGTTGTTGCTTCTGCTTGTTCATCTAATGTTGTAAGATCATCAAAGTATTTTTCTACTTCTGCTGCTTTGTTTGTACCAGCTCCTAGATCCATGAGACTGGCACCTAGTGACATGATACCTTTTGGAATTTGTATAAGACCAGAACCTACACCAGCAAGCATAGATTGTAATACGCTTATATCGCTGTAGTCTTCAACGTCTTCTAGTCTACGTGGATTAAATGCTCGTTCGTCTTCTTTACTTTGTGCGAAGAGTTTGTTTATTTCTTCTGCCGAAGCCATTTAACTCTCCTATCTTTTTGAAACGATTTGAACTGTTTGTTTTCCATCTTCTCCAGTTACTATTTTTACGTAAGCATCTTGTGAAGAGTCATAGTAAAGTTTATCTGGACTTAAAGTTTTTAATTCTTCTTTTCTTTGTTTTTTATCATTTGATAAAACACCACCAAAATTGTCTATATTTTTACTTTCAACGTTTGATACGTACGCTGCTTTTCCTTGAGATGCTACAGGATAAGCTCTAATATAATCTAATTCAGAGTCAGATGTTTTACTAATTTTATTTGAAATATCTTCATCTGAGTAAACTCGTTCACCATCAGTATTTTTTACGCCTTTGTAAAAATTAATCAAAGACTCAGTTGCATTAGGTTTAATTGCTTTTGCTTTTTCTGCAGCAATACCTTTTTGTATGCTTTCACCTATTGCAAGTTCTGCTGCTTTTTGTTTTGTTTTATCTATTTCACTAGTTGCACCAGCTGCTGCAGTAATCGCATTTGCTATATCTTGCATAGTGTTGCCTGTAGATTTACCAAAGGCCCCACTAGCTGCTGCAAGAGCATTGTTAATAACTCTTTTTCTAGCACCAGGATTTAATAATTCTTCAAATTCTTCTGCTCTAGCTTTTAAGATTGCATTCTTTTCAGCTTGAGTTACAACATTAGAACCAGTATCTTTTGCTCCTATTTTTGATGTGTCACCGTCTTCAACTTTTTCTTCTGTTTTTACTTCTGGTATGCCACCTGTGTATTTAGAAGTATCTCCTTTAACACCTAAAGTTTTGTAGTATTCTGCTAATCCTTTTAATTCTTTTTCGGATAAATTTAAATCACCTTCACCTGTTTCAAAATCAGATGCTTCCATAATTTTTTCTTTACTTGGACTATATATTACTTTTTTAGCATATGTATCAATACCTAAAGGACCTTTACGTTCATTTCTATCACTAATAGCTTCACCAATTTTGGTTAAACTTGGTGATTGACTTTTAGGAGACATAAATTCAAACCCAGTTCCACTAGGCATTCTATTTTCTGGTGTTTTCATGCTTAAAAAAGGACTATCAAATTTAAAACCAAAAAATCCAGGAGCAACACTTTCAAATTTTTCTTTTGCAGTTCCATTTTCTAACTGTTCTCTATCAACTAAACCACTCATGATACCATCATTATCTACTTCAGCTTTGCCACCCATTTTAAACATTGGTCTTTTTAAAGTTCTCATAATTTTTCCTATCTAAAAACGTTTCCGTATATACTTGCTAATCCAGTTCCTATTTGTAACGCACTTGATAATGGACTTGCTTGCGGTGCATCAGGAGCGTATTGTACTGATCCTGGGTATCCACCCATCAATCCTGTAACTCCTGTTCCAAGTTGTTGTGTTCTTTGCATAGGTTCATATGCTGCCATTTGAGCTGTTTGTCTAGCTGCATCTGCTTCTGCCTGCGCTTGTGCTTGTCTGACACTACCTAATGCACCAAGACCTGCAATTTCTTGTTGAGCTGCTTGTTGTGCAAAACCACCAAGCCCTTGTTGAAATGCACCTTGTGCTAATTGTGATTGTGCTAATCCTTGTTGCGCAGTACCAAGACCCAATTGACCTGATGCTAATGCTGCTTGTTGTGATGCAAGTCCAGATCTATTTTGTAAATCTGCTTGTCTTGCAGCTTGTGCTTGGCCATAACCAGCTTGTAATAATTGTGCTTGTGTTGCTGCACGATTCCTGTCACTTGATGCTTGAAACTCGGCTAGTTGTACACCTTCACGGCCACCACCAAATGCACCTGCTCGTAAAGCTGACTGTGCAATTGCTTGTTCTTGTATCTTTTTTTGTCTATCAAATTCTGCAAGAGTTGTATCAATAACTTGTGTTTGATACGGCGACATATAAGATGCAAGAGATCCCGCTCCTGTTCCTGCTCCTGTTCCGGTTAACCCTGCTGCTCCAGCTAATGTAGTTCCGGCTTGACCTAAACCTGTTCCTGCTGCGGTAATATAAGAAGGAATTCCTCCTAAAGTTGTGGCTGCTTGACCTGCAGCTGTGCCCGCACCTGTTAAATATTGTTGATAAGCTCCAAGTCCCGTGGCACCTGTTGCTTTGGTAATAGCATCTTTTTGTAATTGATCCATTCCAGCAACGGTTGGCGCAAGGCCAGCCATTTGTGCTTTTCTAATATCGAATTCTCTAGCTGTTTGTTTTGCACCTGCTTGTCTTTTAGCAAATTGTTCTGCTGTTTCTGCAGGATCAAATTCACCTTTTACTAATTGACCGGATACATCGGTTGTTGTAATCGGTGTGCCTACTGTTTTTGTAAGCGTGTCAGCATAAGTTTTACCTAATGCTTCTATAAACTCTGCAGGTAATGTTCTAGTTTCTGTAACTGCCATTATACTACTTTTCTCTCTAATGATTTCATTGTGTCATACATTTTCTGTGCACCTTTTTGTACACTACCACCGCCTGCTGCTCTTACAGCATCTGCAGTCATAACAAATTCATTTTTAGATAACATTGCTGGAACGTCATCTGCTTTTTCTTTTATACCAACCGGAACAAAACCACCTTCGTCTCGGTAATCTCTTTCCATAATACCACCTTGGTTCATTCTTATAATACCTGTAGGTATTTCCATCATACCTCCACCCATAGCTTTTTTTCTATCTGCAGCCATGGCTTGCATAACACCTGCTCTGTAAGAATCTTCTTCGTCGTCTTCTTCTAAAGGCATTGCACCTTTCATTAGGCCTACTCTACCACCGTTAGCTGCCATTGTAGATCTAATTCCTTCTGGTGCACTAGTAAAGTCATCTTGCATGTTTTCCATTTCTCTTCTTGCTGCATCTGCAGCTGCTTCAGGACTTAAACCCATTTCTAAAAAATCTTCATATAAACGTTCTAGTAGTGCTGTGTTCTGATCATTACTAGCCATTCGTATATTTGGTGCTTCTTGCATAATACCCTCTGGTGCTTGAGCTTGTGATCCCATGTACATATCTAAAAATGATTTAAAGTCTCCTTGGAAACCTTGTTTTTTTGCTTCTTCAAAAGCTTGGATTAACTCACTCATTAAATCCATTTCAAATTCTTCTGGTCCTGACTCTGATGCTAGTCTCATGTCGCCTGAGTATTTTACATCTGGCGCTCCTGCTTCTAGACTTTTAATTCCTTCTTTTTCCATAGTGTCTCCCCCAAATCTATAACCAACTCTACCACCCATTGCTCTATATTCTTGTGTATTTTTTAGAATAAAATCTTTTACTTCATCTGCAGAAGCATTTGGGTTTACATTCTTATAATACCTATCCATTAAAGGTTCAAGTCTTTTAAGACGGTCTGTATAAGTGTCATCATCCTCTCCTTCTTGTTGAGGAAACATACTAGCTAGTGTTAAAGCTGCACTACCTCCTAAAAAAGCTTTCTTTGCAGTGCTTAAACCACTTAAACCTATTTTATCTAAAAAACCTGTTTTACCTATAGCGTCTGGAACTCGAGGAGTTCCCATTAAAAATTGTCCAATACCTGCAGATCCCAAAGCACCTGTTGCTTGTCCACCAAAAGCAGCTCTACCAAATAAACCACCTATGTTTGTTCCAGGTATACCAAACCCTACAGCACCTAATATTGCAGCTTTACCTATAGGACTTTTAATAACACTTTTTACACCTTTAACGGCTTTCTTAACTAGACTACCTAGCCCATACATCTGTCGTGGTTGCATCGATCTGTTTATCATATTTATGTTTTAGTTAATATATTATATAGGCAGGAATTGCACCTGAATTTACATTATTACTTGTTTTTCACAAGTAAATCAAGACTATGTTGTAACTTCTCTAGGCTTAGATTCTAAGGCTGAGAGCACTACATGCAGTCTATTGGCTGTTGCCGCAGTCACTTTTAATACTTCACTTTCTTGTAAGACTAAAGGTGCTGTAAGTAATTCTGTTGTTGCATTTGCTGATATAGATTTAGTTTTAAATAAACTAAATACAGCATCTGATGTATCTGTAATAGTAGCTGTTATAGTATCAGCATTCCCTGAGTCTTCAGATACTAATATAGATTTTATAATAGCAGTTGTAGCACTAGGCACAGTATATAAAATTGTAGCTGATGTAGAAGTTAAATCTACTTTTTTATTTACAAATGTATTAGCCAAAGAAATAAGCCTCCGCCTCTGCTTCTTCTTTTAAATCTTGTTGAAAAGAAGTATTTAATTTTTGTACTATACTATCAACATCTCTTACAAATGATTGTTGTATTTGTTGATCATATTCTTCTAAAGGTTGTGTAAGTGATTGTACAATTCTAGCCATTATCTTCTTCCATCTGGTTGATAGTCAATTCTAAAAGTTCCAACTTTCCAAAACTGACTTGTGCTTGTGTTATCTATTTTTAATGATATTGATCTTGCTCTAGCACGTGTATCTATTTTTTGTGTGCTAGATGTTATTGTAAATGGACCCAACGATGAACTAACTTCTGAGTCATTTGGAAAATCTCTTAAATTTAATGTAACTCTAGTGTCTCCTGTTTGTGCTAAAAAATCTGGTAATACTCTTCTTATCTTCATTATAAATTCACCATCGCCATTTAAACCTTCTGCTCCAATATCAAAATCTCCAGATTCAATATTTGCAGTAATAGATGACGTTGTACCTTCTCTTATTTGATCTAATCCTTTTTCATGTTCATAGTAATAACTAACACCATCAATATTTCCTTGAACAAAAGTTGAAGAACCAGAAGTTCCATTAGAACTCGTATCATATTCTGATGCATGAGGTTTACCAAACACAGCAGAATCTTGCCAAGCAGTTCTTGCTAACGTACCACTAGTCCAAACTGGTCTATCTGGTGTTGAATCAAGATAATTATAACACACCATTCTATTAACTGTGTTAGATGCAGAACTAGGATAAAACCACATTACCTCGCCAAACAAATTATTTAATCCAGCATTGACGTGTTGTTTAGGAATAGTATTAATATCATCATAAACAAAATCCTCAACTAAACATGGTAATGATTCTAGTTTACCAGTATATCTAAAGAAACCATTTTCTGACATCCAATATGCAGAACCATCAACCTCTACAGCCGCATTCTTACCTATCAATCCACAGTTTGTACCAACTTGTTGGAAAGAAAAAGTAAAAGGCGAACCCACAAATCGCATAATAAACAATGCAGTATCGGTCCAAACATAAATTGCATCTCTACCTCTAATAGCTCCTACAATTTTAGATCCATCTGCAATTCTTTGAGTTCCTGCGGTATTAGTTGCACTAGGTGCATAAGCATCGCTGCCATTAATATTTTCTTGATCAGAAAATCTTATAAACATTTCATCTCGTGTACTTGATGTACCAACTGTTGTTTCTGTTCCAAAAAATATTAAGTGTCTGTCCGGTGCTGATACTAAACTAAATGAAGATGCCGTTGGTGCATTTGCAAGTATAGTTGCTCTAGTTGATGTTGCACCCGTAGGATCCGAATCCCATTCAAATGTCTCACCGCCAAATATAGTTGCAATAAGTTTATTACCAAAATTATCTAATGACCATAAACCTGGCGCTGTTACAATATCTCCTGATGCTGCAGCGTTCCATGCAAAAAAGTTTGATGCATCTGTAACAGTTGCACCTGATGAATGAGTTGCAGCTGTTGTACCCTTTGCACCTCTAGTTAAACCTGTTAAAGTTCCACCACTGTTTCCAGTGTATGTAATTAATTCTGTTCCTATAATAATTGTTCCTGATGATGGAAAAGATGTTGAACTTGCCATTGTTAATGATGTTACACTTGCATTAATTCCTGATGATAGTGTTGATGTAAATTGTCCTTGTGCTTGACCACCCCATGATCCAAGGCCCCAACCTGTTGTTGCTGTTTCAGTTGCAGGTCCTACAGGGTAATAATGTTTTACTCTAATACCACCTGATGTACTTGCTCCTGACCCTGATTCGTTAGAAGACATAGTTATAGTTAATGTAGTATCTGTTGGTATTGATGCTACCATAAATTTTATGTCATTAAAATCACCAGATGCAAAATTAGAATTAGTAATACTTGAAAAATTATCACATAAAATAATATCACCTTTATTCATATTATGTGCTGATGCAAAAGTTATAGTTACAGTTGCTGATCCATTAGTTGTGCTAAAAGCTGATGTTAAAGTTGTTGTAGTTTTAATTGGGTGAATGTCATAAAAAATACCACCAGAGTACGCATACAAAATACTACTAGTTCCTAGTGCAGCATACTTGATACCTGATGCATTAACAAAATGATGGATAGCTGTATTACGGCCAGTTAATTCAACAGATCCTAATTGTGCCCAGCCACCTATTTTTTCAGGCGTGCCGTATCTAAATCGAACGTTGTCTCCTCCAACCCATTGATTCTCACCACCGGTATCTGTAACTTGTTTATTGAATCCTGGTGCAAATTTTACCTTCTGTAACATATAACCCTTTATATTACTAAAAAGCCCAGCTTACAAATGAATATCTAGTGCCTTTAGTTGCTTCTTTTACTTCGTGTGGATACATAAAATTAGACGGAAATAAAAGTATATCACCTGTTTTTAACTTAATTTCTTTACCTCTGCAATAGAATTCTGACCCCTCATAATTTTCATTAAGATTTGCTACAATAGATACCAGTGGCACTCCTTTCATTTTACCATCAAATATACTGTGGATGTGATCGTAGTGTTCTCTCATCATAGTGCCAATTTCATATTTGTTAAAACGTATTGGACTAAACTTTGTAAGCCATGGTCCTTGAGTCTTGTCTCCTGGAACGCTGTATTTTATTTGATACTTTTCTAATGCTTTTATTAAATATGGTGTTATTTTATCTTGTTGTTCTTGTGTGCAATTCATTACATCTAATTCTTTTGTAGGTTCAGATTCAAATGTTCCTGTAGCATAATTATTCCAAGTGTGTTTTTTCCATTCTTTCTTGTTGCATTCATCAATCAATGCTTCGCATAACTCTACGGGTATGTGATTTTCTACGTATATATAATCTTCAATTGTGCTCATTCATTATTTTCCTTATATCTAAATGGGTTAAACTATCTTCACTACCTAATGTATCCACACTAAATGTATTAAAAGACATACTTAATCTTGATTCTTTTCCTAAATTTAATGGCACACTATGTTTTAAATTTGATGGAAATAATAGTAATTCTCCAGCTGTACAAGGTAATAAAAATGTTTCTGAGTTTAAATTGTTATATTTTTTAGGATCCAGTTTCATAGCAGTTTGTATTGATTTAGAAAATGATATGGGAGGTAATGTTTTATCTTGTCTTAAATAAAATACTCCACTTAACATACTATTAGGATGCACATGTTCATGATGCTTTGATCCTGGTGGGTTTTTATTAGCCCAGCATTGAGTAATAACTAATCTTTGATCTGACTGTGAAATATTTTTAGTATACTTATTTAAACTTTCATAAAAAAAATCTTTTAAATTTTTTAATTCTTCTATTTCTAATAAGTATGTATTTTGAGATTTAAAATTAGCATTAGATTTTTGTTCTTTATAAGTTAAATTATCTACATACTCTATTTCTTTACTTAAATTATTTTCATACTTTGTAATAAGAACAGGCGTTGGAAATATTTGTAATAATTCTTCTTTCATGCAGAATGTATATTATATTTTATACCTAAAGTCCACCATGTGAGTCTGAGTTTCCAACTAAACCCCTTCTAACAGCTATTAAATCTCCAAAATCAGCAGCGTCGCCAGTTGAAGCAATAGCTACATAATCAATTACATTTGAAACACTGGGATTAGCTCCACCTCCTGTCACACCTCTAATTGAGTTTGATAGAGAACTAGTATCATATCTTGCAGAAGTTAAATTACCAAAGTCTGTTACATCACCCGTTGAAGCTATTGTAACGTATTCCATAATATTATAATTACTTGGATAATTTTGTCCTCCTGAAACTATACCTCTTGTGCTAGAAGAAATACCAGTTGTTTCTGTTCTAACTGCACTTAAATCTCCAAAGTCTGTTGTATTACCTGTGTTTGCAATTGTTATATATTCAATTGTATTTACTGATCCTGGATTAGGTGCTGATGCTTCAGTTCCGCCAGCAAATACACCTCTTGTACTACTACTAATACCTCCCATACTTTGACGACCTACACTTAAATTTCCAAAATCACTTGCATCCCCCATAGTTGCTATGGTTACATACCCTATTGTATCATTTTGAGTAGGGTTAACATGACCTCCTGCAAAAATTCCTCTAGTAGTGCTACCTACATTTCCATTTTGTGGATCATAAGCAGAAACAGT